CAATAACTACACCTCACTATATTATGAAAATCGATAACGTAATTAACACGATCACCGAGCTCAAAGCAATGGGTAAATTTCCCGTTGCCAAAACCGCTGATGTCTATACCGCCGCTCGAAAGAACGGCCATAGCTATAACAGCGCCAAAGCAACCTTTCTTATTCCTTCTGCGTCTGCGGGAAAACGCGGACTTTGGAATCTTGAAGCATTCGAAAGCGGAGAGGTACCATCCACTCCTCCGCCTTCCGCTAATCCCACGCCCGACACGGCATTCAAGATGTCCAGCGCTTCTGTTCGCAGTGTAGGCAGTGAAGAGGTTTACGTTCCCACCGTAAATAAAAACTTTGTCCAATGGGGAGAATATAAGAATGTCAAGAAGATCATTGAATCCAAAATGTTCTTTCCCGTTTACATTTCCGGCATGAGCGGAAACGGTAAAACCATGATGGTTGAACAAGCCTGCGCAAAGGCTAAGCGTGAATACGTTCGTGTTCAAATCTCTCCTGAGACTGATGAGGACGATTTGATTGGTGGCTTTCGTCTTATCGAAGGAGAAACCGTTTTCCAAAAAGGTCCTGTGATTAAGGCTATGGAAGCTGGAGCGATTCTTCTTATCGACGAAATCGACCGAGGCTCTAACAAGATCATGTGTCTGCAAGGTGTTCTTGAAGGCAATCCCATTCTGATTAAAAAGACTGGTGAAACAGTATCTCCCGCCAACGGATTCAACGTTATTGCCACGGCAAATACAAAAGGACAGGGCAGTGACGATGGCCGATTTGTAGCCGCACAGATTATTGATGAAGCCTTTCTCGAGCGCTTTGTGGCCAACATTGATCAGCCTTTCCCAACCTCTCCGATCGAAACTAAAATTGTTGAAAAGCACATGAACAGCTATGATGTTGATGACTCTGAGTTTGTCACCAAGTTGGTTGCATGGAGCAAGATCATTCGAAAGACGTTTGATGATGACGGTGTTGATGAAGTTGTTTCTACTCGACGACTTTGCCACATTGCCAAAGCGTATTCCATCTTTGCGAATCGACTCACCGCAATTAAAATGTGCATCTCTCGTTTTGAAACTGAAACCCGAGAAGCTTTCTTGGATCTTTACACCAAGATCGACAGTGGTGAGATTGACCCTGATGCTGAAGAAACTCCAACTGCTGATAATACTCCTGCTGATAATCCATGCCCGTTCTAATTTAACAACTTGGCTTTGGTCTGAGCCAATCTATAACAAATCAGGCCACCCTACTAAAACAACATATAATCAATATGACAAAAAGACAAATCAACCGATTGACCAAACTCGTCCTTGTTAAGACACAAAAGGAAGCAGTGATGACCGCTCTTGAAGCTGGATACGAACCTTCCCCAATGGACCTTTATGACGCAGGTATCTCAGATCCGTATCGCGTGGTGAATACCCTTCGTTACGAGCAAGGTGCTCCGATTTATCTTAATAACCGATATGACTCTGATGGCGAGCGTGTTAGCCGCTATCGTTTGGGTACACCTAAGCAGCATTCTTAATGCTCCTTAGAAGGTGGCTGGGTATTGTGGTGGTGCCCAGTCACCATTCATTTTTTTATTTACAAATAAACCAAAACCGTATATAATATACATATGACAACATTATCAACTGAAACACTAGATGTTCTTAAGAACTTCGCAAGTATTAATCCTAACTTGGTTGTAAAGGCCGATGAGCCTCTCTCAACTATCGCAGAAGCCAAGAACGTTTTTGCCAAAGCAACAATTCCTGAACCTTTCAAGAGCGACTTTGGTATTTACGATCTAAATGAATTCATTAACGTTGTGAATCTCGTCGGCGATCCCACTCTCGAGTTTAGCGATGACAGTGTCGTGCTAAAGAATGGTCGAAGTAAAGCTTCTTATCGTTTTGCTGATCCTGAGATTCTTACAGCTCCAACCAGTCAGATCAAGATGCCTGATGCTGAAGTCTCTGTTACCGTAACTGAAGATCATCTTACACAGGTCCGTAAAGCCGCAGCCGTTCTTGGTCATTCAGTTGTTTCTGTCGCTGGTAAAGAAGGTGTTATCAACCTTAGCGTTACTGACAGCAAAAACTCTTCAGCCAATACCTTTGATATGGTGGTTGATGAAGACAACGACTGTAAGTCTGAGTTTGACTTTCAGTTTCTTATCTCTAACATTCGTGTGGTTTCCGGCGACTATAATGTCGATATTAGCTCCAAGTTTATCTCCCGTTGGGAAAACACTGTTGCTCCTATTGAGTACTATATCGCGCTTGAGAAGTCTTCCACATTTACTGCCTGATATATAAAATATGACAGAAGAACAAATCAATTCAACCGTGCCCATGATTCTTACGGACGTTGCAACCATGGCCCAGCTTATCGACATTTGCTCAAAGCGGGGTGCGTTTAAGGCCGAAGAACTTAGTGTAGTTGGCGATCTTTTTACTCGATTAGTCGCACATCTTCCTACTCCTCCAGATGAAGAAGGTGAAGGCGAACCAGGCGAAGCAGAACTTGAGCAACTTGAGTTTAACTTTGCCGAATAAAACTTAACATAATTACAACTAAAACATATTATGAAAAAAACAATCATACTTCCTCTCCTAAGTGCAACCGCACTTCTTGGAGTCTCCTGCACACCCGGTGAACGCGGTGCTGTGTCTGGTGGTGCTGTTGGTGCGGGTATTGGCTATCTCGTTGGTGATGAGACTGGCGCTCTTATTGGTGGTGCCGTAGGTGCGGTAGCCGGATCGGAAATGTCCAAGAACCGAGCTCATCGCAACCGCCAACCTTATTATAATCACAATCGGCAACCATATTATAATTACAATCGCCAAACTTATTATAATTACGACCGTGAAAATTTCAGACGGCCGTCTTATTATTATAATTACTAATTATGAAAGAACAACCCACGCAATCCCGCGCTTACGTTTGTAAGGTGCCAAATCGAAAGGCCAGAACTTCTGCTTCTAGCGAATACTTTCAGGTGTTTATCGAGGACAACGATCCTTTGCTATTCACCGCGAGCGAATTGGAAAAGGCAGCTAAGAGAGCTGAGAAAAATCCTGAAGATATCGTTCCAATCACTTTTGTTGACATCTGTGATAAAGAGTGCGAGGTGCTGCCCAAGACTGGAATTCTTAAAAGGCTTCTAGGAGTTTTCAAATCCTAGATTCTAAGAGGGCTTGTAGCTCAGTGGTCAGAGCAGGGGACTCATAATCCCTTGGTCGTAGGTTCAAATCCTACCGGGCCCACTTATAAATTATGTCACACGAAGCCTTTTTTGGAATATACGGAGGTGTCATTATACTACTATGCACCCTTGAACTGGTTCATCTTATGACAGATTAACCTTTACATAAACCCCTAATTTTGTTATAATAATATCATGAGTAAAAGTGAATTCTTATGGGTCGAGAAATACAGACCCCAAACTATTGACGAATGTGTTCTTACTAAAGATCTTAAAGACACGTTCAACGGAATCGTTAAAAGCGGAGAGTTGCATAACATGCTTCTTTCTGGAACTGCTGGCACTGGTAAGACAACCGTCGCCAAAGCCCTTTGCAACGAGCTTGGATTAGATTGGATGCTAATCAACGGCTCAGAGGAAAGTGGCATTGACGTTCTTCGCAACAAGATCAAACAATTCGCGAGCACTGTTAGTCTTACCGGAGGTATTAAGGTTATCATTCTTGATGAGGCCGATTACCTTAACGCTCAAAGTACCCAACCCGCACTACGTGGATTTATCGAGGAGTTTAGCAATAATTGCCGATTCATTCTTACGTGCAACTTCAAGAACCGACTTATCGAGCCTCTTCATAGCCGATGCGCGGTTGTTGAGTTTAACACAAACAAGAAACAACTTGCCGGTCTTGCTAGCCAATTCATGGCCCGCCTTAAAAGTATCCTTGACAACGAAGGTGTCACTTATAATGAAAAGGTTATTGCCGAACTTATTATTCGTCACGCACCTGATTGGCGAAGGGTAATTGGTGAGTGTCAACGTTACGGCAGCACCGGTGAAATTCCTGCAGCCATTCTTATTGGTAACAGCGATGAATCCATTGCTGAAGTAATTACTCATCTCAAGTCAAAAGACTTTAAGAGTATGCGAGCTTGGGTGGCTAACAACGCAGCACTTGATACGTCGGCCATCTTTCGAAAGATCTATGATGTCTTGAGCGACCATGCTGATGCGAGTGGAATTCCTTCTGCAGTCTTAATCCTTGCTGACTATCAATTTAAAGCGGCCTTTGTAGCTGACAAAGAACTTAATTTGGTAGCAGCCATGACAGAGCTGATGGCTAACGTAACTTGGAAGAAATAGGATGGCTAAAAAAGAAAAACAGCTCTCATTTTTTGACATTGTTTCAAACATCAACAGTGGTCCAAAGTCAAAGGATATTCTCGAGGATGCCACCGCATACAGCGAAGAAGCTGTGTCGGTTGATTCACCTGAAAAGGCGTATGTTCCGTTTATGTTTAATCGCTCGTTGTCTTATTTCCAAGACACGATTCTTTTTGCTAATGAGATGAATCGGTACGCGGCTCTTCCTGCAAGAATGCAATACGACTTTTTGCGAAATACCATTCGTCCTCGACGACGATTCAGCAAATGGTTTAAGGCTGTACCTGATGATAAAGACGTTGAGGTTATTAAAGAACAGTATGGATACAGCTCTGAAAAGGCTCGCGAAGTCCTTCCGCTATTCACCGCAGACGCACTAGTCGAGCTTCATAAGCTTAGAGATAAAGGCGGCAAAAAATAAATTAATAGATAAAATTATGAATGATTACATTGATTGGCGACCTGAAGATATGCTTGAGGTCTACTTAAATGAGCCTGATGATTTCCTGAAGGTAAAAGAAACCCTTTCACGAATTGGCGTTGCCTCAAAACGAGATGGAAACACCCTTTTTCAAAGCTGCCACATTCTTCATAAACAAGGTAGATACTTTATTCTACACTTCAAAGAGTTGTTTATGCTAGACGGAAAGGCAGCAGACTTTACACTAGATGACCTGCGCCGCAGGAATACCATTTCAATACTTCTTTCCGACTGGGGCTTGATTCGCCTTGCTAAGCGCGACCAGATAACCGAAACAACAGATCTTAAAAAGATTAAGATTATCTCTTTTGCTGATAAATCAAATTGGAACTTAAAGGAAAAATATTCAATTGGTAATGTTAAGAAACAGTATAAATAACCTTTTGTATAAATAGTAATACACATGAAAATTAATCCTTTAAATATTGCAGCCGCTGCTTCTCTTACAGCCGGAGCTTCTACAATTGATAACTCTCAGCAGGTACTTGTACAAAATACTACCTCCTCTGGTCGTTACATTCACGTTGAAGAAGAAAGCACAGGAACTCGAATTGCTTCGTTTTATTTGCAGCCTAATCAAAGTGTCTTGGTTCGTAAAGATAACCGTGATGAGATTTTCGCAAGTACCTCCGCGGATGGAACAGGTGCAGCGTCTGATGTCCTCTTTACAAAGACCGGCTTTTACGCATAATACGAATGAAGATTCACCCACTTAGTATTCTTGTCGAAGCTTCAGGCCAAGATCAAGCTGCTACGCTTGACGAAGCAGAACAGGTATTTGTTCAAAACGCTAATTCGGGTGTGCGATATATCCATTTGCAACCTTCTGGTTCTTCAGGATATGATGTATCGGAGGATAATGTAATTGCCATACAAGGTAATCAAAGTATTTTTGTCCGTAAAGATCATGATGAAGAGATATACGCAACAACCGATCTTGACGGAGATAATGGAGCTGGTGACGTATTCTTTACGAAGACGGCCTTTTACGGTTAAATGCACAACATAATTTTGATTGGCCAAGAAGGTCAGTCAATAGGAATGCCTTCGGGGTTCCGACTAACATAAACTCGCTTAATACAAGGAGAAAATAAATGACAGCATATAGCATCCCACGTTCGTGGACAGTAGGGTTCGATCAATTCTTTGATCGAATTGAATCATCGCAAAATAACCAAACTTATCCGCCTCATAATGTTATTAAACATTCGGATAACGCATTTGAAATTGCGATTGCAGTAGCAGGCTTTAAAGAAGAAGACCTTAAGGTAACTCTTGAAAAAAGTCAGCTTAAAATTGAAGGTAACGATTCCGCATCTAGCGATGTTGAGTATTTGCATAAAGGCATTGGAACTCGAAAGTTCGAGAAATCTTTTGACCTTGCCGAGCACATTCAAATTAAAGGTGTAACGCTTGCAAATGGAGTTCTTTCAATTACACTTGAAAAGGAAATACCTGAAGAGCTTCAGCCAAAGGTGTTTACCATTAATAGTAAATCAGAAAAAGAATTTCTTTCTGAATAGA